AATGCACCGAAGACAGTTCTTTTGTCATTCTCATCTAAAGCTCTTGAGAATATAGAGTGCAATCTTTGAATTGCTGTTGTATCTTCTGAGTAGAATGTTACTCTGTTTGAACAATGATTAGGCATAAGAGAAAGATTAATTGCTTATGTGTTTATTATAGTGCAGTGAACACATAAAGGAAGCTGCCATGTGACACTAATAAAAGTGGCACATGACTAGTTGATTTCTATTTGAGATTCGCGTAGAATTTAGAGGATAGTGATTCAAATGCATCAGCATTAAAATCCTCAGGTAATCCAAGGTCCTCAAAAAATTCAAGCATCATCATCAAGCAACAATCCTCATCGGATGTTAGGTTGTAGGTGTAGAGATCGCGCATTGGTAATTCCTCCTTAAGCGAACAGCGGACGCATGTAATCTTTGAACTCTTCGCATCTGTGCGCGGCGAGTACTTGCATCTCCTTTTCAGAAATTACGATGTCGTAACCTTCTGCCTTCATCTCATCAAGACATGCTTGCTTAATGCCTTTGTCTGTGATGTCGTATTTGTGAAGTTGAACGTGTTTGAAAAATGACATAAGAGAAAGATTTGTTTGTATGTTTATACTATAAGGCACCTAGGATCAGATTGCAATCCTAGGTGTGCCACTTTCTCAACTGTCCTCAGGTTCTGGAATAACAACTGCTTTACATGTAAAATCAATCATGTTGTAGTCATCATCATATTTGTGATCAATTGAGAATCCTTTCCACATGTTATCGTCAAACACATATAAGAATTCCTCGCCAGCTGTCGCATTCTGTGCATAGTCAGCAAAGTTCTTATCTATGCGTGGTGCTTCATCATCTCCGCCGTAGTAACTAGGTGCGGGATCTCTTTTAATAAATTCTTGTTTGTCATAGTCAAACTCATTATCTGAGTAACATGATGACATATTGCCACCATCAATGAGTTCAGCTATCTTTTCTTTGGTGTTGTAATGTTCTTTGAGTGTAACACCTAACCACTCAGGATATCCATCCCAATGGTGGTAAGCTGAGATGATAGAACCATCTTGAAGTTTTAAACCAATGCGTGAACGTGTGCCCATAAGAAAGAAAAATGTGTATGTGTTTATTATAGTCCCATGCAGCGGGACTGTGTGTAGCTATGTGCCACTAGTTAAACTGTCTGTGGCACATACTTGTAATTGTAATCATCCAATAGAATGTCTCTGACTCTCTCACGGTCTAGAGAATCACCATCACCCCATGTGTAATGTACATACTCAAGATCACCTTTCATGCATAGATCAATGTAATTAAGTGTCGCTCTCATGATGTCAAACTTAGTAAGCGGTTGCTTAGTCTCTTGAGACATCATAGGATAGATTGGATCATTAGTTCCATAGAACATGTCAACGTAGTTAACAAATTCTGTGACTTGTTTGATTGGAATAGTCATAAAAAAACCTGATTACTAATATAATAGCAAATCAGGTTCATTTTTGTTCTATTGGTGGTCAGTTTCTAAAGTGTCATATAGCTCGTTGTATTCTTTTTTGATCTTTGGTAGTTTTTTCTTAGTTATTCTTTTTCTGTTTTGTATCGTATACCCAAAATCCTCAAACTCGTAGTCAGTCCCGTCGCGATGACGTTTGCCCATCAGTGTTATCGGTTATTTACCTCTGAAACAGTAGTTTATTTAGTGATTGGTACTAGTTCTTCTTGTTTAATACAAGAATGCAGTAGTTTACCTAGTGATTCTTTGTTTTTCAGCGCATTTGACAGTTTTTCCCCAAAAGTGTCACAGTTTTGACACGAAAACTCGTATTCTTTGTCAATATTACTGTTATAAGTAACAAATACTACATTTTCGCCCAGTTTCACGCGATACAATGCCGAACTGTCAAGGTTTTCGTAAGTTTTCACGAACATGGTGATTATAAAAAGGTGGAGAAAAGTCAAAAACTTAAAAATTTGACTTTTTAAGAATTTTAAAAAACTTAAAAAACTGAAAAAGTGAAAAAAGCAAGTTTCTGAACTTTTCTTGTTTTCATTATAACTGTTTTTTTGAGATTTTGCAAGTTCCTGCGAGTTTTGTGTTGGTTTGAAGACTTCGGATATCCTCCCTTGACTTTCGTGTGGTTGCTCGCTAAGCCAACAACGTGACCGTAGGTAACACAACTTTTACACTTAATACACAGAACCTACACATATTTAATTAAACATTTATAAAGATTTGACACACCTCTGTAACAACCTAAGCAAACCCCTTGCTATCACTGACGCGCTTAGATGTCATTTTGTTGTCAATTATATACACAACTGCATCAGTCTTGTAACAGACTTGTCTCACCTTATCATAGTCATCAAAGGTATACTTTTTACCTTGTATTTCTACCTGATAGAGATGTCTATCGTATGGTTCAGTTGATGTACATGTGAAGTGTTTCATCCAAACATAGCTGAGTTGTAATGTGTTCTTACTGGTTTAGGTTGTTGTTTAGTTGCTGCTTTTCTCACTGCTTTGTATACTCTGAGTAATGTTTCTGTTTTCATTCGCTTAGTAGATCAGTATCAAATACAGATTGCCATTCATTCATTGCTTGACGTACACTTTTCATTGTAGTATCCTTGGCATATACAACACAATACTTTGCAACTCTGTCCATAGTATCATGATCTAGATTAGGATATGCTTTCTTGATTTGTGGATAGTACTTCAATGACTCATCATGTAAGTCACCTTTTTGTGGGTGTGTTGTTGTCATGATTGTGTTATGTAATCAATTTCTACTGTGTCATATGTAGCATCATCATAACGTGCCACATCTGTACTATAACCAGTTTCTTTCAATTCCATTTCTTCTTGTTCTTTCATCTCTTTAATGAAGTCTTCCTCGTTCATGGAATTGCCTGTAACTATGGTTATTATACATGACAATTAATTAAGTGTCAACCTTTCTGTTGATCTTTTAACCACCAGTAGTTAACATATGCCTTGTACTGGTGCGACTTCAACTTATGCTTACGTATGTGTTCTTTCATACGTTCTTCACCATAGTGTTCATCAAACCATGCCTTATTCAATCTATCCTCTATTTCAGGACCTGGCTCAAAGAGATATGGGAACTTGTACATGTTCATCATAGGAAACATGTCCTTAGTCCTTGATTGGATGATCTTGATAGCAGTGCTACCACGTCCACTCTTGGTCTTGCCAGTGACTTTGGTTGAGGTAGTGGTTGATTTCCTCTTGTTTGATGTTGTAAGGGAACTCAGTTTTTTGTTTAGCGATTCTTGTGTTCTTGATGATGATCGCTTTGTCTTCTTGGAAGCAGGTGAATTCAACTTCGTCACCTTCTTTCCAGTTGAGTTCTTCTGGGATTTGGATGTAGAGGTCTTGCGTGGCATCGTTTTGTTGGATTGTGATGTATCGTTTATTGTTTTTTATGGTCATCGCATAGCTTCCTCATTGTGTTGATCTCATGGAGTATAACCTCGGCATCAGCGAAACGTTTTTCGTTCTGTGCTTTGATATACTCCAAGACCAGTGTCTTCATAGACTCATCAACCATTGGTAAGTTGAATGTATCGTTCTCTGAGTTCTTGTTCATTAAAGAAAATGGTAGGTTCCTCCTCCGAATGGTCAGGATGCATCCACTCATAGAATTCATCTGCGAGTGCAAGTGCTGAGTCCATTGCATCATCTGCAATCAACTCACGAAACCTGTCCACAACGTGGTCATAGATGTTGTCACGATAACCAGAGATACGTTCAGTAGTCTCTTCGTCAGTGTCGTAAAAGAAGTTTTTCATTGGATCAAATCCGAATTCACCGAGGTTTTTCATAGTTTAGTTGCGAATAGAACGTTTGCAAGGTGGTCATACTGGATGAATTCTACATCCTTTGGCAGCATACTGACCGCTGCTGCTGCGAAGTCGTTAGGAAACTTCTTAAACATCCGCCAGAACTTTTCAATTCCGTCGTAATCTAGATCTTCGTGCGGGAGAACACGGATCTCATACTGTCCACGAGTATATCTAGTCGGATAAGGATTGATATAATCACGGATGTGTGATTTCAATAGGTCTTTCATTTGTAAAAGACTCCGTTCATGTGCTCCTCACTCATAGCTTGAATGTCCTGTAGCATCTTACACATGTGTGCAACATACTCCACGTCCTCATCACAAGGATCAAATTCGTATGAGTTTTCCCAGTCTACAGTATTGTCTTCAAATACTGGTGCTCCAAACATATATCCGTTCTCGTCCATCGCGTATGCGTTGCCATCAGCAACGATATAGTAGGTTGGTGCCATTGGTTTAGAAGAAAGAGGTTGAGTACTAAGTGTAGTATGTATAATGGTGTTTGTCAAGTGGTTACCTCATATAAAGATAACCGCCTGCCCAATCACAGTTGTTCATGACGTACTCACGATCCTTGATCACTCTTAGATCATAACGTACGTGCTTTGCAGGTGACTTCCAACCTGCTGGCTTGTATACTTCTCCTGTCTTCTTGTCAATGAATGCGTGTACACTGCGCTGATTGTTCACCATGACGATCTTGTAGTATTTTCTACCAGACTCAACCACGAAATCATAGTCAGAATGCTCCTTGATTTCCTTGATTCTCTTGGTATAATACTCTACATCCCATGCAGACTCTGCTTTAGCAAGGTTACGCTCATAAGAACGTACACAATCATCAACATAGTTCTGCTTAAGTGCGTTACATAAGTCATTTGTCCATACTAGGACGTTCTGAGCAATTTGCTTGCGTGCTTCAAGAGTGCTTTCAAATTCTGCGAGTGTTTGACGAGTCATGGTGTGTGTCCTTTGTTTGTATACTATTATTATACACGAGCATATTGCTCATGCCACTAGCTGTGTGACACTAATATCACTGGCACAGTGTGTCTATACTATGAACCCATGTCTGCTTTAATAGTTCTGATACCTTGGTGCAGATGTAATCATCATTCTCTATACTCTTGCCACCTTGTTGGTGTGCGAATAGACAATCATCTGACTCTAGGTGTGCTTTGAAATCCTCTTTTGTAAACCATACTAGTCGTGCATCAGACTCTTCCTTGTTGATACCAAAGAATACTAAGATTTCCCAATCCTTATCACGAGATACATGGTTAATGATAAATGAATCTTTCTTGACTCCTCCTTTCTTATTACGTGTCGCAAGTGAGAACTTGATCTCTGTGAGTGTACCATTTACTACACGATCATGTCCTGCTGTTGATGTCTTTGCGCGTTTAACTGTGTGTCCTGCGCTTTGTAGATATTTGGTTACAAATCTCTCTCCAAATTCACCTTTCTGTTTAGGTGACATATGTACATATCCTTTAAATGGAGTGTACTCCCACGGATCCTGCGCGTTTGACATAATGTATTCGCGGAGACTACCATCATCAAAGCAATCAGTAAACATAGTGGAAGAACGTAACTTCATTTATTATAGTGCATCCAAGTCTCTGCGTGTGTGAGTAGTGTACAGTTCATCAACTGTCACCTCTAGCCTTGCTGCTTCCTTCTCCATTGACATATCATCATATAAGTGTGCTTCAAGATGATGATACAGTTTTGAGTGATTAGAATGATAGTCACCCATAATCAAATTCATTAGATATTTGATCTGTGAGGGTAGTAGAGGTACTTGCTTGGTGTCCATAGTAGTAATGTGATTAATAGAGGTGTTGTAGACGCTTAGAATGGGCAATCATCAGGTACAACGAACTGTGGTTCATCACCACACATCCATTTGTTACGTTGTTCATCTTGCCATTTCATATGCTCAACACGTTTGATCATTTCATCAACGTGCTGTTTCTCTTGCATTTGTGTGGTAGTTAGATTATTCTCATACTGATAATCTGTCCATACAATATCATAATAGTACTTCATTATGCAAGCTCCAAGTCAGATAAGAAACACTCTACTGTCATCATTTCATAGTCCATGATGTCTGTCATTACAACAGCATAGTTGTTGAGTGGTTGACATACTACGACATGACCAGTAAGATCATCGTGTATTTTAGATTTGACGTTAGAACCAAGTTTGATCATAATGTAATCCTTTGTGTATAAACATATTATACTGCATCAAGAACATATGTCCACATGGTGTGTGACACTAGCTCAACTGTCACTGTGGATCTGAATACCTATGCTCTTGACTCTTATAGTCAGGATACTCATCTGCTCCTGTGATAACTTTGACGTTCTTCCAATCCATCTCAAAAATGAGCATGTTAACTGCTCTTATTGTTCTCTCTGTCCCTTCTATGGTCAGAGTAAAGTAACTCAATGGTTTCTGTGGATGCAGATGAGATCTAACTCCAAAGCATATGCAGTTAACATATCCTCTGTATCCATCAACCTCAACGAGATCACCTTTACGAAAGTGTAGATCAGTCAACTTCTTCAAAATACTTACGATCCTTGTTTTCTACCTTAGGTAGTCTAAACATTTCCTTCAAGTCATTTAGATCGTTGATCTCTTTCTGTAGATTATCAATCTGACGTTGTAGAATCTCAAAGTTTCTATCGTTGTTGTTTTGCAGCATCAGCAAATTCTGGATTGCCGATTTGAAGTCCTCTTCGTTCATTTTCGTTAATCAGTGATAGTTGACGTTGTAGTTCGTATTCTACTACAATAAGGTGTTGATGTAAATACTTCTTCCATTTATTATCTATGGTAAGAGTTTGTACATCATTGATGTGTGATAATGCTGCAAGCAGTCTTTCTTTTTCAGTTTTCATTAGTAGCGTTTAGGAATTCTATCATACATCCATTTCTTAGAGAAGTATTCATGTTCTTCTGGAGAATGGACTTTGTATACACAAAATGATTTCAGATCATTAGCACGATCTAGATATTTTTTATGATACTCTGCTACATCGTTGATGCAAGATAGTATCTCTTCAAATACCTGTCGTGACGAGATTGTCTCATCGTTGAGGTAATCGTCAATAACATCTTGGAGACGATCCTTGCGCTGTTGCTCATAGTTTTTCATTGGAATTCCTCATTACGTCGTTTGTCAAGATAAACAAGAACCTCGTCTCGCCACTCCATCAACTCATGATAGCATTGCTGCTCATGTGCATCCTGTCGTAGCTCATGGTCTGGTTTCATGACGCTCTCATAAAATATGAAAAAGGCATCTTTACGTCTTTCTTGTTTTGAGAGCATAGTACTAAGGTTAACTGCCTTAGTTTATACCATCACCAGACCACACGCAAGAGGGTTTTAGGATTTCTTTATAATTGAAACATTTATGTTACTGTCCCTTGCACCATATTGTCCAGTGGGTACGACATTGAATGCTATGCTACATCTGGCAATTGGATCCTTGTGTGGCATGATCAGATGATGTACATGTGAAGGAAATAATATAATATCTCCTTTCTTTGGTAACATAACATATTGATTGGATGTCAATACACCATCATTCTTATCATCTAGTTTAGACTGCCATCGCCATGGTAAAGGATGTCTGAATATAATAGGAGATGCCTTGTCAGTAAGATATAATACACCACTCATAAAAGAATTAGAATGCATATGATCTAATCCATGTCTATGTCCTACAACAGTCTTAGTCATCCAACTGCTGAATATATCATACTGTTTAAATCCTAATTCAGACATAACCTCAGATACTACGTCATTAATGGGATCTAATAAAAATTTAAAATTAGTATTGAGAATGTCCTGATCAAGACTCATAGCTCCCAAGCATTGAGTATTATTGATAGCATAGTTAACCTGATTACGATTAAACTCTATCTGAGATAGGAAGAATGGAGTAGCAAATAAATCTTTTCTATTCATCACACTGGTCAATTGATCCAATATCACATACTGGCACCTCGTGTTCACCTGCAATTAGATACCATGGCATAACCTCACCATGATACTCTGGATGTGCTTTGTATTCAGTAGTATATTCTCTCTCACCGAGATACTTTAGTTGATCCTCTGGAATAGCGTGCTCTCTTAACATTGCTTGAAGCTGCAAGTGCGTCAACTCTGGTTGCGTAGGTACTTTCATTGGATCTCCATTCTTTTCTCATGTTAATGTATGTGTCATTCTTTGCAACCATGTCTCTAACACTCTTAAATATTTTAGCAGATTTGGCAAAATGACAATGGGCATGGTCTTTCTCTTGGGGTCTTACCTTTCCTTCTTCATCATATTTCTTGCCTGTGCGATGGTTAGCATAGCGTCTTGATCTGGTAAATCCCATCTCTAAAAACTTACGACACATATCCATACCTATGAAGTCTTCAACTTCTAGGTAATCAAGGTATAAGTCAAAGATAGTATGTGCAGATGTTAATGCTATCTTGGGAGTTTTGAATCTCCAATGAGCACAAATAATGTTTGTATAAGGGCGAACCAATAGAACCCCTTGCTCGCCTCTTCCGATACGATATAGTTGGCGAGTTTCTTTGTCTGTAAAGTCAAGGTCTTCATATGGGAGCTCATAGCAAAATTCAAGCATTTCTGATGTTAAAGGAAAAAATAACACGTTCTGATTCAGATTGTACCACCTTACACTGATGTGTCAAGCAGGACGGAAAGAAAATGATATCTCCTTCACTGACCTCAGGTACGTATTCTATCACATTACCCTCTATGAAGTCAAGAAATGGTGCGAAGAATGATGTAGGAGTGTGGTCATCTGCTAACTGTGCATATAATATTGCAGAATAACCGATTGCTCCATGGTTATGAAGTTGATGATAACTTCCTTTACCATACTTTTGACACCATATGTTACGAATATCAAATGCATGTGGATATACATCATCAAATTCTTTCAGTGCAGGTTGTAATAGTTCAAACAACCTAGTAGTATATGGTGGCCACTTGTCCTGTTGATGATATTTAAAATAATCTGTTTGATGACCATCACCATCCTCAAGGTCAAGCATGTTAATGATTTCATCTTTATGATCACTCCAGTTCTCAACAGGATGTGTGAAAACTGGTATCATGAATGCTGCGTCACTCTTCACACGTTCTTTCCTTTGCGTAGTGCATCATTGTCATATTCAATGACACCATCTGGTCTCACAACATAACAGTGATACCAGTATGTGTCATCACTTACCTCATCTTTACGAGGAAAATAATCAGTAACAAAATCAAATGCTACCTCTGCGTCTCTGAACTCAATATATCCATAATACTTACTTTCTAACGTGAGAGCTAGTTCTGCTGGCACCTCTTCATCAATCTTATAATAATCAACAACGATTTTCTTAGCATCATCTGATGTTGCTTCTAGTCTTGGGTTCTCCCAATATACTAGAGCACCAGAGATAGAGGAAGCATATGCTTCAATCTGATCCCAGTCTCTAGCACTATCAAATGTCTGTAGGTTCTGCATCTGTGTTCTCTACTTTCTTTAATTTATAAGCAGCACTAACTCTAATACCATAGAATTCTCTGCTCACGTCCTCTGCACAATGTAAAATGCTTGACGGGAAACATAATCCTGATCCTGGCTTGGGGAATATACAATCAAATCTACCATCATCTTGTACGAACATAGTCTTACCACCCCACATGATATCCCATACAGGATTGCAGAATACTAGGAATGTATAGTCTGCATCATCCTTGTGCATGAAACCATCTAGTCCTCTTGTATGTCCATTGACATAATAATCAAGGATCTCATGTTCAAATGGTACAAGGATCTTAATTTTCTCAGGAATAATACTATCAAAGATAGCATGTCCCTTTACATCCATCTTCCAGAATTTCTTGTGTGGTGCTGTAGGATCACTAGTAGCACCCCACTGCCATCGTGGACGACTGCAGATCTTTTCAATTTCTGCCATTTCATCTCGTGTGAGAATAGTATCCCACGCCATAATATCAGTTAACGAAGCCATGTTAATTTCTTAGTTGTACTGCACGTTTGATAATTCCACAACGAACGTGATCAAGTAAAAGTAAAGTCTCTCTGTCTACCTCTTGCTCGTGAATCTTGTAGAATAGTTTATTAAATTCAGTGATGTAGAATCTCATTGTAGGATCTGGAATAGAACTCTCTAACCAAAATGTCAAACATTTTCTAACACCAGAGGTTATTGGTCTAACACCATGAATATAATCAGACGGATAGATTAGAATCTTTCCTGCTTCTAATCTTCTCTCAATAGTTTCTGTTCCAATCTTAAGGAAGTGTTCACCACCTTCATAATCCTCATTTAGATTGATAACAGCGGTGTAGTCAGTTCTATTACCCCACATGTTCCAGTAGTCTACATGATCAGCATAATGTTGTCCTACCTCATACTTCAACATATAGCATGGACTACACTTATTGAGTGGATGCAAATCAGATATGGGTGACTCTCTTATAATCTTATGAACAGCAGCATTTGCCATCTTGTTCAACTCAATGTCTTCCTGCTGTGTGTTATCTTTAATTTCTTTCTCTTTAGGACCTGTGATAGCACCATCAACAAACTTACCAGCGTCAAATAAACTAACAATCTGTCTTAGTTGGTTGTTGTCAAGGAAGTCATACTCATAAATCATTTCTGTTGCTCCGCTAGAGTTTTAAGGAATGCATCTACAGCTCTCTTATACTCTTCAGTAATATTTGGTAAAGGAGTACACATATTCAAGATCTTATCATAACCAATCAAGAATGATGTATCACTTGAAAAGAACTTCCACGGTGTGAACATCACACCAACCTGCTGATTCTGGATAGGTCCTTGTCTAGTTAATGTAAATGGATATACCATATTATAGCATACATTTTTCTCAACACCATCAATTGTTTCTACATGATCTTTTAGGTTACAAATCACCTCTTCTCCCGTTGTCAATGTGAGAATGAGAATATTTAATTTATCATCCATAATTTAGTTAAACGTTGTTTTCTTGGATTTTCTTTAATAGTGCGTCTAGTTCGTCTTGTGTCTCTACATACTGATCACTGACATTTGCAGGTGCAAAGATAATATCAGGGTTCTTGATCTTGTAGTTAGATGCAATAGTCATTACAATTCTCTTAGCATACTCACCGTATGTGCTTGCAGTAAATGATCCAAACTGATCAATAGTATCTAGATATGCCTTGCCTGCGTTTAAATCATTGCCTTCTGCATCTTTCAAGGATATAAACCTTGCATACATTACTGGATTGAAAGGAAATTTAACAGCATCAGCATCTTGACCATCATAATCTTGTGGGATTGATCTTAACTTAGCTCTATATGCTGTCCACTGTGCTTTCAAGTCAGAACTAATGACAGCATCAGGCATCTGTGTCCAGTCACAATCTGCAAGGAGAAAGTTTCTGATCATTCTAATACCTTCCCAAGAAATCTTAGTCCATCTACCATACTCATTGAATAGTTTTTCTTGGATAGTTTCCTGTTCTGTGTCCTGATACTCAAAGTATTTCTCTTTGAGAGTTTCAGCAATCTGTCCTACTTCTGAATTAGTTGGTTCTCTCCATTGATATGTCTTCCACTTTCTTTCTTTAGTGGCACGATCATATACATACTTTTTCTTTTCAATACCATATGAACCATCACTGAAGTAATTCAAGTGAATCAAACGGTCTTTGTCAGATGTCCAGAATGGATATAGAACATTTTGAATGTTATCATTCCAATAATCTTCGCCAATAAACTCCGTCTTACCATCAACGATGATCATTCTTTCTAATGCATTAACTTGCACCACTACACGTATGTCTGCCATTTGATTAAGGGATTTTGATGAACCAGCCTGTCGCAATATATTTATCATGGGT